TCAGGATCTTTTAAAAATTTACTTATGAGTTCTTTACCTGAAACTTTTCCACCTTTATTATTAGAGTATGAAAGTGTAATTTTACCATCTAATTTAGATAAAACTTTACCATAGACTTTACTACTTCCAATTATAAATGGAAGATCATTTTCAATTTTAGCTTCAACGATTTTAGTATAAGTCATACCCTTATACTGACCGCCACTTGCTTTTTTTCCTGTACCTGTAAAGTTTCCTGATGCTAATTGTGTCATACAGCTATTTATATACTATTATAAACAGTAAGTCAAGCATTAATATGGCGGGAGCGAAGGGACTCGAACCCTCGACATCCTGCGTGACAGGCAGGCACTCTAACCAACTGAGCTACGCCCCCTTAAATTAATCTTTCTCTTTTCTACATTTAAATACTAATGATACTCTAAACTTATCTGATTCAACTGATCTTGCAACATGAGGTATTCTTGCGTCAAAGACTACAACACGACCTGCTTTAGGCCAATATGATTTAACAATGTTCATATTTGGATTGCCATTGAGACCATAAGGTGTATTGATTGCCATTGCTTTCATTTCATCATTTAGATTAGGTGTCCAAAACTCAATTGTACCACCATCTTCTGGTCGCCAGTCAGGTGTAAGATAAATTATAACTGTATATTGATCGCCAGTCCAACCATCTATATGAATGCCACCTGATTGTCCTTTATAATGACCATTGAGATAATGTCTTAATAATTTTGTTCCAGGATTTATTTGTTCCCAAATTTCTTTTACCCAATCTTGTTCAATCTCATAATCAATTTCTTTGGTATCACTACCACCTAGATGAATATGTTTATAACCAGGTGTCTTTGCTTCTTTTTTCATTTCTGGTGTAGAGTACCAACCGTCTTGCCAATCCATTTTCATAGCAATATCATAATACCTTTTGATATCTTCTTCAGGTATTGTGTTATCAGACGCTTGTATAACTTGATGATAGTCGCCACCTGCTAAAGCATTAGCATTTACTGTATAAACTTTATTAGTTTTAGTATCTGTAATCTCAAACTTACTAGGATTCTCTGCATTACCTATTGATTCAATATCAAATGGTTTTTCACTTGAAGCAATACCTGATGTGTCTAAAGAAGATGTATCACCTTCGGCCACACCTGTCATATCAACTATTTTTGTCATTTGTTTTTCCTTTACTTTGTTTTTACCATTACTTTAGGTAGTATATCGCAATTGTATGATAATGTTCTTCTTACTTGATCTGTGCCACTAAACGGATAAACACCATGTACCAATGTGTACGGAAATACAAAGAAGTCGCCTACTTTAGGACTTGTTCTAAATTGTGATATTGATAACGAATGTTGAGCACCACCTATAAATTCTAAATGTCCATTTGATGGAGTTTTAGGATTGATTATTTCTTCACCATATGTATCAGGTGTTTTTAAAAATAAAACAGATGAAAGACCTACTAGACTATTTTTACTTACATGAAAATGACAAGGATTATATTCACCTGCAAACATATCATTTATCCAAGCGTTATCTAAAACTAGTTGATGTGTTTGTACTAATGTTGTTCCACACTTTCTCATGTATTCTTGAAAACATGATTGAAAAATAATTTTCATATCATCACTTAATAAATGATTGACTAGTTTTTCTTTTTTAATTTTACCTGCAAGTTGAGTAGTCCAATCTACCGTTGTTGATTCTTTTTCATCAAAGACATTATTAATATCATCAATAAATTGTTTAGGCATTTCAAACTTAACAACTATCTCGCCTAGTGTATGGGTGCTTGCTTTTATCTGGTTACTCATATTTTACCCATTGTTAAAAACTTAACAACGCCGCCACACGGCACCCATTGTTTGTTTTTGTTTTGAAAAGCAGCAAGGTCTCTCGCTTTATCTTCGAAAGTTGAGGCACAAAGAATGCTGCCGGTAGGTCTTTCAATGACCATCCATCGCATTTGTCCTTCATACTTACTCAACTTTACTTCATAAGACATCTTATGCTTAGATATATCCTTTGGCGGTCTTTTGTCGCCTGGAAAATGTCGAGTCCTATTACTGCTTTTCGTTTTTCTCATACTATGCTTTAGGTTCTTCAGCAGGTTTCTCAGCGGGCTCACCATCTTTAGCAGTTTCTTCTACTAAAGCAGCTGCTGGTAGATTACTTTTTAAGTAGTCGCTGTGATGTTTAATTAAAACTTTAACGTTATCAAACTCAGATGTTAATTGTCTTAATTTAGTTTGTGCCTGAATGAAACTGTACAACAGCGTTCTTACACTTGTCGTCTAGTTTAGTTTCGTCATATGACTTACCATCAATTGTTATTGCCATTGTTTTCTCCTTATGCTAGTTGTATTTCAGAAGCAGCCTGTTTACCACGTTGCTCTGTTAGTTCGTATGTCACTGCTTGTCCGTCATTTATTGTTTCGATACTTGCAGCTTGTAATGCTGAAACGTGTAAAAAAGCGTCTTTACCACCATCATCTGGTGTAATAAATCCGAATCCTTTTTTAGCGTCAAACCATTTTACTTTTCCTGTAGCCATGTTATTTCCTTTTTAGTTAGGTCTTATATTTTAAAATCAGAAAATTGACCTACTTTTTTTCCGAATTTATTATCAGTTGGAAGTGTTTGACCACTCTCAACTAAATCTGATTGTGCTGATTGTTCTACATCATAGAATCTCATCTTTGATCTATCAACACCTAGAATAAATTTTCTATTGATCGTTGGATCATTATATCTATTCTTTAATTGTTTAACCATTATCTGATTTTTTTCTTCTAGTTCTTCACTTGATATCAAAGCAAACATAAAGTCTGCTGTTGCAGGAAGACCAAAACTTTCAGATGTATCTTCTAAACCTACATCACTACTTACAAAACCACCTCTTGTAGTTTGTGTAGCAGAGAATATAGGCACATCATTCTCAACTGCAAGACCTCTTAATTCTTCTGCAATTGATTTGATGTAAGTATAACTATTCACATTAGCACCTGCCTTAAATCTAGCACTAGAGCATATGTTTAAATAATCAACAAATATGATATCTGGTTTAAATGATTTTTTCATAGACAACTCACTCAATAGATTCTTGAAGTGACCTGTATGAGCAGACGCAGTAGGATATTCTTTAATGATTAACTTACCTGTCGTCTTACTTTGTAATTTGTTTATCTTTGTTTCATACATAGAGTATGGTAATTCTTCAAGATCACTCATACCTACATTCAATAGATTAGCGTCTATTCTCTCGGCAATTCTTTCTTCTGCCATTTCCATAGTAATGTATAATACATTCTTACCTTGTAATAATATAGATGAAGCAAGGTGTGTCATAAACATAGTTTTACCGACACCGGTGCCTGCAAGACAAATATTCAAAGTCTTACTTGGTATACCACCTCTTGTAATCTTATTAAAGAAATCTAAATCTAATTCAAGTCTTTCTTCTTTCTTCTTATAAAAATTAAATCTTTCTTGTGATTCTAATAAATAATCATGCCCAACTTTCTGATCAAACGATACACCTAATGCACCTGATAATAATTCAGGTAGATACTCTGGAGTATGTTCTTTATCTTTGCCATCTAGTATCTGAATACCACCAAGTATAGCATTATGTATGGCACGATCTTTACAAAACTTTTCTGTGGTTTCTAATAGCCATTCTAAATTTACTGGCTCTTTATTAAATGTAGATAATATATCTGTTATCTTTTTGTATTCATCTTCATTGACACTCTTGTTAGAGTTCATTTCGATAGATAAAGATTCTTTTGTTGGTAGATTATTATACTTATCAACAAAACGATATATCTCAGAGAATAATAATCCTTCTAGTCTGTCGGCAAAGTATTCTTCTTTGATAAAAGGTAAAACTTTTCTAGTATATTCTTCGTTATGTATTAAATTACTTAAAGCTGTTTGTTCAATTCTTGGCATTTAGTTTATCTTCTTTTAGTTTTTCATCAAGCAACACAACAAGTATATCGCCGACATGGTTAATAAATTCTTGACTATCGCAATCTGCTTCTATATTATTCTCTATTATAACATAATCGAACTGCATAGGCAAGGTACCATCGGGTCTTTTTTCAGACTCAGGTCTGATCCCAACGGCACCGTACTTATAAACTATTGATGAAAATGGACCACTAATTAACTTCAATGCCGTAAAGTCCTCTCCAGGTTTCTCTACGAACACATAGTCTTCCCTATGTTTAGGGTTAGTCGTCTTGTGAGGTTTCGGTATCTGCTTCAACTCCATCTCCATATTTAAACTCTTTACTACATACTCCATCTAATTGTTCTAGTATTTCTTTAGTGAAATATTTTGTCGGGTCATTATTAATAGTTTTACCAAATGTTTTTGTTCCGTCTGGTAATTCAATCCTAGTAGAAACTTGTTTAAATATATTATGTTTTAAAGCCAAGTCTAGTAAACCGTAGTATCTATCTAAACCCTTGCTGTAGGTTAATCTAACATCTACAACTTTGTTTTCTTTAGTTAATCTTGATTTATAATTCTTACAATGTATTATATTACCAATGATCTCAGTACCGTCTTTCTCTTTTCTCTTAGAAAGATATACGATTGATGACGCTGCATATTTCAATCCTGAACCGCCACCCATTTCTTTTTGTGGGAACATAGAACCGATAACATCATATGTATGATTAGTAATAATCAAAGGCACTTTTGCCTTACCTAATTTTAAAGTCAATACTCTAAAGGCAGCCTTGACAATTTGTGCCCTCGTCATATCTTTAGTTTCTTTTCCGTCTTGTGTATCTTCAATTTCTTTTGTAGTAGATAACATACCTAAACTATCTAATACTAATAGTAATGGTTTTTTCTCTTTAGCATCCTGTTGAGAATACTTTTCTAATACAGTTAATGATTGATGTCTGAATTCTTGTACAGTAGTTACTGGCATTACAACCATTCTACTACTATCTATACCACGTTCTTCAATTATTTCTTTTGTAATTGCTGATTCTGATTCAAAGAATATTACACCACCGTCAGGATTCTTATCTAGGAAGTTTTTACACATACCTAATACAAAGAAAGTTTTACCTGTGGCACTTTCACCTGCAATCGCTGTTATCTTATTTGATGGAAGTCCTCTATGAATAGAGCCGCCTAATAAGGCATTGAATATATATGAACCTGTATCTATAAACGAATCTACATCACCTGAAGCACCGTCTGATACTAGACTGGCATATTCATTACCAGTTTCTTTTATTATATCTTTTAAAAAATCACTCATTAATTATCCTTCTTAGTTTCATTATCGTTTCATTGTATATTATACACTATTTATAATCATTGTCAAGCAAAGAAATCATCTAAATTTGCTTTTCTGGAGTTTTGAAATAGATCAAAATCTTTATTACCAAAACACCACACATTCTCTATAAACAATTTATTCATAAAGTCTGCCTTTGCTTTATCATCTGCAAATAGTTTATCTGATTTAGGTCTTTGCATAATTCTCATACCGATCTGGCCTAGAAATTTATCTTTCAACCTATTCACGAGTTCGTCACTTGATCTATATCTCTTACCTTTGATCTTTGGATCCATAATATTTACAAATAAAAACTTTGATACAGCCATTGACTTTTCAGCAACAGGTAAATAGAAGTCATCACGCCATCTTTCATACTCATTAAATTTAGACCATGATTGATCCTCTTGAAACTCACCACCCTTGTTATATTCTTCGGTAGAGAAATAAGGTGGGGAGGTAAAGGCAACATCTATGGGTGGTAACTTGTGATAAGGTAAGTCTTCAGCACCACATCTCCATATAGTCACCTTCTTAGGTTTAGACAATAGTTTATTGTATTTTGAAATTTGTTCAGTATATCTAGCGTATGTATTTGGATTAGGATCACAACCATAGTATTCTTCGGCGTCACTAGCAAAGAAACCTGCAAGTCTATCACCCCAGCCACAACTTGTGTCTAATACAGTTTTAGCATTTGTCATCTGATATATTGCTTTTGCAACAACAGGTTTAAATTGTGTTGCAATATATGTACCTAATCTAAACGCACTCATATAACTTTTAGAATCTAATGTACCACCTAGTAATTGTTCAGTTTCAACACCCTCTAAATCTTTTACTTTAACAAGTTTAACTGCATTAATACCTCGCCATATAGGACCTAGACACTTCCATATGTCATATGCCGTACCGTTTTCCCATACTTCTTTAGGTGCTCTGAAACCATAACTGCCACATTCTAATCTTAAATCTTGCATAAAATAATTAGATACATTGTTATAGGTACTAGGACCATTAATTAAACCTAGACCATACTTATCATAACTGTATTCATAATCATCATACTTCTCAAAGATTTCTTTCTCGACTTGTTCTTTAGGTGTACATATAGAGTTTGTGTTAAAATTCTTTAGTGAATTAAAACTATCTCTCATGTCATCCTCAGATATTTCTTTTAGAGGAAATACAGGTCGTTCAGTTGCAATATAGTCGGCAAGATTCTTTCTCATTTCTTCTTTGCCGTATTCTGCGTTCATTGATTCAAATGTCTTATTATCTAACACAGGTAACTTATCATCACCAGCAGCGTCTAATAGACGACCATATAGGGTATCGTTTCTAATGTAGTCTTTCATAGTATTATTATATCACAATTATTCTTTATTGTCAACCTCTTCAAACTCAGCGTCAACAACATTATCATCTTTTTTCTTTTCTTCTTTTTTAGGTTCTTCTTGTTGTTGTTGCATATCTTTATAGACTGCCTCACCTAATTTCATAGACGCTTCAGTTAATGTTTTAGTTTTGTTTTTAATATCTTCAACATCTTCGCCTTTAAGTGCTTCTTCAAGTTCAGTTATGCCAGTTTCTATTTTAGTTTTTTCTTCTGCTGAAACTTTGTCTCCATGTTCTTCAACAGTTTTCTTTAAACTAGCAACAAGACCATCAGCGTGATTTCTAGCCTCAATCTTTTCTTTTACTTTTTCATCAGCGTCTTTGTTTGCTTCTGCGTCTTTGACCATTTGTTCTATTTCTGTTTCTGATAAACCACCAGAAGCTTGTATAGTTATTTTCTGTTCTTTATTTGTACCTTTGTCTTTAGCAGATACACTTAAAATACCATTAGCGTCAATATCAAATGTCACTTCTATTTGAGGCATACCTTTAGGTGCAGGTGGGATACCATCAAGCATAAAGTTACCAAGTGATTTATTATCTTTTGCAAGTTGTCTTTCCAAGGTAGAAAATTTTCATGATGGAGTTTTATTAACTGGTCTTCCAAATAATACAGACTATTCAGATAGCGCATTATTGAAAATGGTAAAAGATTTTCAAAATTGGAGAAAAGTTAGAATG